ACCGGTGGCTGGCGTCGGCCAGAGCCGGGCAGCGAGTGGCTGGGCGTGCCGGTCGAGGCTCGCGATCCGTCGTCGCGCAAGACGACGCGGGGCCGCTGGCCCGGGCGCTACCTGCGACGCCGCGGCGCGGTGCTGTTGCCCTCGCGGCGCGGCGATGGCGGCCAGACCCTGCTGGTGCGCAAGGGCCGCAAGGGAGCCAAGCGCGCGACCGTCGCTTATCGGATGCGGCGACGGGTGCGCATTAGCGCACGGTGGCCGCTTGAGCAGCAGGTGCGCGCGGTGGTGTCGCGGCGCTTCGACAGCGTGTTTCGCCGGCGGCTCGCGGAGGCGATCCGCACTGCTCGGCGCTAGGCGATCCGGTCGATGTGCACCGAGCCGCTGACGTCGACGGTCGCCGAGCTCGAGCTTTTAGAGATCGCGAGCGGGTAGTTGCCGGAAGCGACGACGCTAACCGAGTAGTTGCCCGGCGTCGCGGCGCCGAACGCGCGCCGGTGCGCATAGTCGACGGTGGTGAGCGTGACGGCGCCACCGGCGCGGTAAGCGCCCACCATCGCCACCAGCGTCACCAGGTTGCCGCTGCCCTCGTCGATGACGAGCCGGGTGGTGATCACTGCGGCCTGGCCGTCGGCTTGCAGGATGGTCAGCAGATCGAGCGGTTGGCTGTTGTCGATGTCGAGCGCGTAGGGGGTGCCGGTGCTGGCGAGGTTGAGGCTGTCGTTGCGGATCGGGATCTCAAAGTGGGCCTGCCCCTGCCCAAAGACGCGCATATGCGGCAGGTCGGGGAGGGTGCCGAGGCTGTCAGCGTGGATCTGGCCGCAGTCGCCCGGGATCGTGGTGCTGCGCAGCTGGCCGCTGCAGAGGTTCTTGTCGCCGCTGACCACCAGATCGGTGGCCTGCGCGCCGAGCACCGCGTTGTTTTCGCCAAGAACGTCGATCGCGATGCCGGCGGCCGAGCCCGTTGCGGTCGAGCTTGCAGCGACAAGGTTGGCCCGGCCAAGGCCGCCAATGCGGATCGTGCCGTCATCGCTGACCGGCTGGCACCCGATGACTGCGCTGGCACCTCCACCGATGTCGAGCGCGCCGGTGTTGCTGGCTGTCGCTGAGCTGACGATCCGAATACCGCCCACCAGGCTGCCCTCGCCGCTGACCGCGAAGCCGTCGCCGTGGTCCTGCCCCTTGACGCCGCCAACAAACACGCCGTTGCCGGTGATGTCGACGGTGGGCGCGGCGCCGGTGGTGTTCAGTAGGCTGACCGCGCGCAGCTCGCTACCCTGGCCGCTGACCAGGATGGTGCGCGCGTTGGCGCTCGCGCCCTGCAGGTACAGGCTGCCGACCGCTGCGGCGTCGCCGCTGACGGTGACGCTGTCGCCGGGCTCGTCGAGCAGGGTGGTGGCGATCATCGCGCGATCGCCGGTGACGCTGAGCGTGCCGGTGGCCTGCGCGATGCGTGACGCGACGATCGCCGCGTCGTCGCCGCTGACGAGCGGGCGGGCTGCGCTGTTGGCTGCGCTCGAGGCCAGCGCGACGGCTCGAGCGCCGTTGATCTCGCAGAGCACGGTGCCAATGACGGCGCCCTCTTGCGCGCCGCCGCTGATGTCGGGGCGGTCGCTGGCGATGGTCGCCACGCGGGTGCCGTCGATGTCCCAGGTGGCAAGGCCGGTGCTGTCGCTTGAGGCGAGCGCGCCGACAAACCTGCTGCCTGCGTTGGCCACGCCGATGTCGCCGCAGGCCGCGCCAAACACGACGTCAGCGCCCGCGCTGATGTCGAAGCCCTCGACGGCGGCGAGCACGACGAGCGACGACGCAGACGGGATCGCCAGATCGGTCGTGACGCTGTCGGTGGCGCTGATCACCGTGCGCAGCCGCAGCGGCTGCGGCGAGCCTCCGGCGACCGTGTAGTTACCGGCGGCCGCCGGCAGCGAGACGAGGGCGCCGGTGTAGCCGATATAGGTGGGCAGCTGGCTGGTGCCGCCGGTGGGGGTCAGCCCGAGGTCTTCGATTGCGCCGACGAGCTCGCCCTGCACGTCGTTGCACCAGTCGGCGTCGAGCCGGGTGCCGGTGGTTGCGGTGTCTTGGAACCAGCCCGGCGCGCCGGCGCCGCTGAAAGCGGGCCGGGTGGGGCTGACGTTGACGGTGTCGATCTTCTGCATGGCGAGGCCTCGGTCAGGTGTAGGTGAAGATCAGGCGATCGCGGGCGTGCGCGTAGCGGCGCAGCACGCACTCGACGGCCGGGAAGCCCTGATAGACGAGCCAGTCGGGCAGATCCTCGGCCAGCTCAAAGTAGACCGGCGAGCCGGTGCCGGGGATCGCAAACTCGAGCTGATAGGGCGCGGGCTGCGACCAGGTGATCGTGCCGGGTGAGAGTCCGAGCAGCTCTTCGGCGAGCGCGACGAGGCCGTCGCCAGTCACTGCGCGGCCGCGGGCTGTCCACAGCACGCGATAGAGCCGCTGTTGCTCGGCCGTTGTCGCTGGGATGTCGAGGCAGGCGTCAGGCAGGCCGAGCAGCTCGGCCCACGCCGGCAGCGCATAGGTCGCCGTGCCGGGGTCGATCTGGTCGACGGTGCTGATGATGTCAGCGCGCAGGCGCGCGAGCTCGTCGGCGAACGCGCCCAGGATTCCCAGCGTGTCGGTGCCGAGCTGCGCCCAGATTCGCCCGCGCGGCAGGTGCGCGCGGACGGCGCCGAGCAGGCTGTCGCCGGTGCCCGGGGTCGGGATCGTCACGTTGTCACCGTCGCGGTGACATAGCCGATGTCACCAGCAGGGATCAGGACGTTGGTTGCCGGCGTCGGAGCGACGCCGTTGATCAGCGTGATGACGTGGCTGATCTCGCCGGGGGCCGCACTGATGGCCGCGCTGATCTGCGCGAACGTCAGCAGGTCGCCGGGGGCAGCGTTGCGCCAAAGCGCCTCGAGCTGCGCCTCGACTGCGGCGATGACGTCACCCGGGGTGCCGGTGTAGCTGCTGATCGTCACTGCCACCGTCGCAGCGCTCTCGCCGGGCGCCGCAACGGTCGGCGTGTCGGTCGCAGGGGCGCGGTTGTCGATGTAACTCTGCACAGTGCTGATCTGGCCGGCACTCGGCAGCCGGCCGCTCGAGCCGCCGCCACCGTCGACGGTAAACAGGATCTCGACGTCGCCGTCGGCCGGGGTGTGAGGGGACACAAAGGCGAAGTCGGCGGCGCTGAGCGCGGCAAGCGTCCAGGTTTCATAGTCGGCGATTGTGCCGCCCTGCGACGCAGCCCGGGCTGCGGTCAGGATGCGGCCGCGGAACTCCTCGAGCGTCTCGTCGTCGGTGCCACCCGTCAGACCACCAGCGGCAACAACGCCGGCGCTGTCGACGTTGGCGATCGGGCTAGCCAGCGTCATCGTGGCGCCCGCGCTGGCGTTGGTGTCAACGCCGCCGGTCTGCGCCTGCACGGGGGCGGTGAGCGTGCCGGGCGCGCCGATGCTGACGGGCGCCGTGGTTTGGTAGAGGGTGCCGTCGCTGCGCTGGATCACGGTGCCGCTCGGGATGGTCGCGGCGCCGGTCGCATTGAAGTCGACGTCGCCGGTGGCCCCGTCAGCGGTTGCGCGCACCAGGCCGTTGAACAGGGAGCCCCAGCGATCGAGCACCTCGAGCGAGGTGGTGGTCTGCGGCCACCATTGCTGATAGGCCCACGCCAGCAGCTGATAGGTCGCATAGCTCGGCCCAGCGAGCACGCGCGCCATGACATAGCCCACGGTGCCGGCGGCGTAGGGGTCGCGCGTCGGCAGCCGGGTGGCCAAATCCGCGCTGATGCGGTCGACGAGCTGGGCATAGGTGGGCGTTGTCAGTGGCATGGCTTGAACCTAACCCCAGAGACGATCAAGGGCCAGCCGCAGCTGCGTGCCGTCGTCTCGCGCGACCTGCACAGAGAGCTGCACGCCACGCGGCAGTGAGCTTGCGGCGACGCTGTAGGTGGCGATCGCGCCGTCGCTGACGAGCTCGTCGAGCGGCTCGCGCGCAGCGTCCTCGATGCCGCGCAGCGTCGCCGTGGTGACGTTGCCGCGCTCGAACTGCCAGATCCTCGAGCCGAGGCTGCGGCCGTCGCTGCGCAGGCCGTCGGCCCACCAGCCGCGGCGGTCGCCGTTGTAGCCCGGCGGGGCAGGGTCGATGTGGCGATCGCTCAGCAGGCTGATCAGCACGGTCTGCACGATCTCAGGCTCGGTGCTGTAGAGGCTGAGCGGATCGTCGCCGTCGGCTGACTCGAGGCCTGCCGCGGTCCAAAGATAGCGCCGGTGCGTGATCTCGCTCATTGGCTCTCGGTGACGCTGCTGCCGGTGGCGATCGTCGGCACGATGACAGGGGGTGTGGGCAAGGGCGCTTGGATGGCCGGCTCGTTGGCTTTCACGTCGGCAAGGGACGTGTTGACCGCGGTGATCCAAGCTTGATCATCGGCGGGACGGGGCACGGTGTCACCCACGCGCGCGACGGGTGCGGTGCCAGCGGTGCCGCCCAGGCTGATGCTGCTGGCCTCGATGACAACGCCAGAGCTGGTCAGGTGCACGCGCTGGCCGTTGTTGTCGTAGAGGCAGACCTCGCCGGCGGTCAGGTTGGCGGGGCGGTGTCGGCGGTCGGACACGATCAGCACAACCTGGTGGGATGCGTCGCCGCCGATGCTCGCCGTCACGACCTCAGCGCCCTTGAGTGCATGCGCGGTCAGGCCGTAAGGCTCGAGGTGCTCAATGTTGTCTGCGACCTCGCCGGCGCGCAGCTGCGCCTGCAGCCGCTGGCACGCCGCGGCCGCGTTGGTGGCCAGCACGGTGCCGCGGACCAGCAGCCCAGCGATGACGCCACGCAGCCCGATCATGATCGCACCTCAATCGGATCCGAGAGCTCGGCCCACGGGCGCGACACCCCGCGCGAGCTGCCGCGGCCGCCGGTGCGCGGGGTGATCGGTTGGGGAGCGTAGGCACTGGGCAGGCCCAGCGCCAGCGTGGTCTGATCGCCGTTGGGTCCGATGTCGAGGCTGACGGCGGTGATCAGCATGTCGCCCTCGAGGCCCAGCGAAGGGGCGCTGATTGCGATGGTGCGCCCGGGGCGCCAGAGCGGCGCGGTGCTTGCCGCTGTCTCGCGCAGGCCGACGACGACGACAGAAGCCTGCACGGACTTGCCCAGCCGGGTTGAGGCCTCCCAGCGCGCGCGGGTGAGCGCGCCGCTGCGGTTGATCGCCTGCTCGGCCGGCAGCTCGAGGCGGCGCGCGGATCGAATGTCGGGATCGGTGGCGAGCTCGAGGGTGCCGAACGCGGCAGCGCCGACGTCAGCGTCGGACGCGGGCACGGTCTGGCCGCGGCAGGCGTAGACCGCGAAACATGCGCTGGCGTCATGCGTGGCGCTGCCGCTGAGAATGTTTGCGCCTTCGACGAGGGCAGTGCCGGCGCGGTCGGTGTAGGCCGGAGAGGTGAGCACCAGCCGCCCCC